GCATAATCGTGCTCAACGGCGACATCCTCGACGGCGCTCGCATCAGCCGACACCCGCGGATCATGTGGGAACAGCAGCCGCAGCTGAAGGACGAGATCCACGCCGTGCAGGACCGCTGCGCCGAGATCGAGCGCGCGGCAGGCTCGGCCAAGCTCGTGCGCACGATCGGCAACCACGACGCCCGCTTCGAGAACTACCTGAGCGGCCGGGTGAGCGAGGTCGAGGGAATGCCGGGCTCGACGCTCTTGGACTTCCTGCCCCGGTGGCGGGCGGGCTGGGCGCTGCACTTGAACGCCCGCACCGACGGGTGGGTCTGCATCCGGCACCGCCCGGTGAACGGTGGCATCCATGCCGCCTACAACAGCACCCTCAAGGCGGGCGTGTCATACGTCCACGGCCACCTCCACCAGCTCAAGGTCACGCCCTGGGCCGACTACCGCGGCCGGCGCTACGGGGTCGACACCGGCACGATGGCCGACGTCGGCGGTCCGCAGTTCACCTACGTCGAAGGCGGCCCGCTCAACTGGGCATCGGGCTTCGCGGTGCTCACCTTCCGCGAGGGGCGGCTCCTGCCGCCCGAGCTCGTTGTCGTGGACAAAGACCAGGCATGGTTCCGCGGTCAGGCAATCTGAGCGCCGACGAGCCCGCGACGACCCTGCTCTGCCGGGTCTGCTGGCACGCCGCCGAGGTCACCCGAACCGAGGCGCGGGTCTGGTGCGCCCACGCCGTCCACCACGGCTGGCAGACCGACCGCCCCGGCTGCGACCGGGCCGGCTTCAAGCCCGACGACGACCGCCGACCATGATCCCGACGTTCCCCCTGATGTTACCCGGGCGGCCACAGCTGCGGCTGGCGCTTTGGCTGGCCGGTTATTTGGCCGGTTCCGTCCTGATCCTGGCTGGCCTCTGGCTTGCCTATGACTGGGCGCATGACCGGGGGGTGGCGCAGGAGCGCGCGCGCTGGGAGTCCGCGACCGCCGAGGCCGGTGCCCGGTTCGCCGAGGCGCTGGCCGCTCAAGCGCCCGTCGTCGTCCAGGCCGAGCGCGACCTCACCGCCAACCGCCGCCGCTCCAACGCCCGCCGCGAGGATCTCGACGATGCCACCAAGACCGACCCGGCTGCTGCTGATTGGGCTCGCCAGCCTATCCCTGACGGCGTGCGCGCCGCGCTGGGTCATCGTCGAGACCTGCCCGCCGATCCCCGCTAACCTCACCGAGCCCTGCGCCGTCCCCGACCGCGACATCGCCACGAACGGCGACCTCGCCCGGGCTTACATCGACGCGACCGAGTGCGTCGAGGAGTCCCGCATCAAGCTCGAGGCCGTCCGCGCGCTGGGAGAGTGCCGGGTCACCGCCCGGTCAGCAGCTCCACCGCCAGCGCCCCGAGCAGCAGGATCGCCAGCGCCACGATGACGGCGTCCCGCAGCAGGCGGAAAAGACCGTCGAAGTCGGGCGGCTTCTCCATCACAGCACCAGCCAGACCGCCACCGCCACAACCGCGCAGATGACCACAGCGCGGGTCGCGAGCTCGGCCACGCGGTCCCAGATCACGACTGCACCCCCTCAATCTCGGCCATGTGCGCCTCGAACTCGGGCGATGGCTCGAAGGCGTCCAGGTCGTAGGTGAAAACGTCCCCATCCGCCCAGAACACCCAGAAGAGCTTGTCCTTGTAGACCCAACAGCCGGTCGAGCTGACTCTGCCGCCCTCGTCGCGGATGAAGACAAACCGCTTGTCCTTCTCACGCGGGCAGGGGCGGCTCGTAAACACGATATGCCCGCCCGCCTTATTCTCGATGGTGCCGAAAATCATCGGCGGCTCTTTCGCCCACGCCGTCGAAACCATCAGCACGGCCACGGCCAACCACTTAGTCACGGTTTGCATCTTCGCTCTCCTCTACGGTGTCTTCTACGCGCTCGAGAAGGTCGTCGAGCTCCTCGTCGGCCAGCTGCTCCTTGCCGTGCAGCACGCACCAGGCGGGGTCGAGCCGCCGCAGGGCGTCGCGCACGTCGCGCAGCAGATCGTGCCGCTCTCGCAGCAGCCGGAGCAGCCTCATGCGCTCGCTCATTTGTCCTCCTTCGTGATGCCGTGGTGCCGCTCGGCGGCGCGGAAGCCGGTGAAAAAATCTGCTGTTGCCGACGGCCCCCACGACGGGCCGTGTGCCGCAATCACCTGCTCCACCGTCGCAGGCTCCCGCTTGGCGTCCGGCTGCGGTGGTGCGAGGTAGAGCGGCTCGGCGTCCTTGTGTCGTCTCTGCCAATCGCTGCCGCTGCCGGAGTCGATGTACAGGTAGCCGTAGCCGTCGCCGTCATATCGCATCGCAACAGGCTCGTTCAGCAGAGCCTCGTCCTCCTGCGCTTCAAGCGCGGCGTCAAGGGCGGCGAGGGCGGTGCGGGCTATCTGATTCACCTCCGGTTCGCTGGCGTAGTCGAGTTCTTTCAACGCCTCCCGCACCTGCTCAACCACAGCGCGGGGCAGGGTGATGTTGTCGCTCACGACAACACCACCGCGACCCACGCCTTGAACAGCACCGGCACCGCGAACACCGCCCACAGCGCAAGTAGCCACCCCGGAGGGCGCTTCTCGTTCTGCGACCAGTAAATCGTGACCACGATGCTGAACCCGATCAGCATCATGGCGTAAATCTGAAACAGAACGGCGTTGTCGCTCACGGCTTCACCTCCTCTTTCGCGTTCCAGAGTTTGCACCTCGACAGCGCGTCTTTCGCTGTACATCCAAACTTGCAGCACCAGTCGTTGTACCGGCGCGCAAGTGGCGAATTTTTTGGGTGTCCGGCGTTGTGATGGTGTCGGCACCCGCGACAATGCTTGCTCACGACTTCACCTCCTTCGATGCCCACGCCATAAACCTGCGCCAGACCCACCCTAGCAGCCTTTCAAGTGCGCTCACGGCGTCACCCCCTCTGCCTTTGCGATGGCGGCGCGGATGGTGTTCAGCAGAGCAACGCTCCAAGCGTCATCCGGCTCCGCTGCAACTTCCTTCAACAACCCCAACAGTTCCGCGTTCACCTCATGCAGGCGGCGCAGTTCGGCGGCGGCATCGGCAATAAAAACGGAGTCGCACAGCACCGTCAGCAAATGCGCCAACCGCAGGGCTTCGGGTTGCGTACTCACGGCTTCACCTCCCGCGCCCGAAGCATGGCGTCGGCAATTTCGTATGCAAGCCTTGCGGATTTGTCTTTGTCTGAATGCCAGCCAACTTCGCGCATCGCTTGAGACGCGAACCAATCCCGCAGGGTCATGCCGGGGTCTTTCGGCACCACGCTGCCGTCCGGCAACTTGATTTCTAGCGCGTGCCTCGGAAACGCCGGGCCGCCGTCGTTGATCGTGCTCATATCGTCGTCCTCTCCTGTTTCGGTCCCGCACACTCGCCCTTAAACATCGCCTGGCACCGCCCGCCGCCGTCGAGGCAAGCGGGATACCTGCACCCGGCACGCTGCCCGCGCAGCTGCTCGAGCTCGGCCTCGAGACGGTCGATCCGCGCCGAGTACGCCGCGCAGCGCAGCAGGGCGCTTTCGCATTCGCGACGCCATTCCTCCGGCGTGTGCTGGCGCGCCAGCCATTCCTTATCCCAGTCGTCGAGTTCGATGGTCATGCCTGGTACCTCCGCACCAATGCCTCGACGGCAGCGGCGTTGCGCGCCGTCACCCACTCACGATTCAGCTGCAGCGCCCGCGTCTTGCGCCCGAGCTCGAGCGCGATGCGGCCCTTGGTGAAGCCTTCATCGAGCAGCCACTCGATCCGTTCCCACGTCGGCCCCGCCGGCACGAGCGCCGCGTCGCCCCGGCAGGCCGGCGTGACCGCGAGGATGCGGCGCTCGGAGCGCGCGCGGATCTTGAGCTTCCGGCCGGCGCGAACGTCGGCAATCACGGACAGCGCCACGTCCGACGCCGCCGCCACCATCCGCCTGCCGACGCCTTGCCGCGCCAGCGCTCTCAGGTGCCGCCGCGCCGGGGCGGCATCGACGATGCCGTTCCAGTCGCCCGCCGCCCTGGCTGCAGCACGCTCGCGCTCGTAGTCCGAATTCGACCGGCGGCAGTGGAAGCACCGGCACCCGGCGAGGTACCGCAACCGATGCCCGTGCGGGCGGTCGGCGGCGAGCTCCGCGACCGGGCGCAGGCCGCGATCAGACAGCGTGCTCACGCGCCACCTCCTCGAGGGACTTCGCCACCGACTCGCGTGCGTAGCCCACCGCCAGAAGCATCGACACGAAGGCGCGCAGGGCTTCGGTGCTGTTGTCGAACTCGTCCACCTCCACCTCGACCGTCGTGGTGTCGAGGTAGGCCTGGATCGTCATCAGTTTCCCGCTCATGTCAGGCCGGCTGTCGCGACGGGGCCGGGCTCCGTAGAGGGTATCGCGCGACTCGATGTTGTAGAGGTGTCGGCTGCCTGGTCGCGGGCCGACGCCGCGGCACTTTCCCGCCAGGCTCGGGGGAGGGTCACTTCATCAGCCAGCGCGCCGCCAAGGCGAGCGCGACGACCAAGGCGAAGAGCGCGAAAATCTCCGACAACGCGCTTACCAAACCCATCAGGATGCTGAGGTCGATCACTGCAGCGCCTCCGTCACCGGCCGCGTGTCCAGAAACTTCTGGATCGCCGCCAGACCGCCGAAGTCCCAGGCATGAAGCATGGCGTCGCGAAACGCCTCATCCTGCCCGACCAGCTGCGCACGAACCTGCGCCGCCTTGATCAGCAGGTCGACCTGCTCCTCACGCGGCTTGCGCGCGAGCTTCAAGATCTCTTCGCGCACGTTGTCCGAGGGGGCGCTCACGCCGCCACCTCGACCTTCTTGAGCGCCCGGGCGAACGGCTTGCGGCGCGGCAAAGTCACCGTCACCGACAGATCCCGCTCGATGTCGGGCGACCCCCAGATGCGGATGGCGGGCTCGCCGTTCCAAGTGTCGGGGAAGATGGTCACCCGCTTCCCCACCCAGTCGGCGAGCACCGTGCCGAACATCTCGCGCAGGCAAAGGCCGTTGGTCTTGCACATCACCAAGCCCTTCTCGGTCTCCTTGAAGGTGATGATGGCCTTGGCCTTCTTCTGCCCGTCGTCGCCCACGAGCTTCTCCATGTTCACCTCGGCGATGGTCAGCGTGACCTTCTTCCCGAGCAGCTCGCCCGCCTTGATGAACCGGCCGGGGTAGAGCTGGTCAAAAACCGTCGGCTTCGGCATCTTGTCGTTGTCACTCATCGTCGCCCTCCTCGAGCCCGAGGCTCGTGATGTCGTTCTCGTCCTGCCGCCAGACCCACGTCGGCAGCGTGAAAGTTACCTCGCCGCGCGCGGGGCCCGGCCACTCGCCGGTCTCGCGGCAGTGCTGCAGCGTCTCGAGCAACGCCTGGTACTCCTGCCGCCCGTACTCCAGCACCTCGTCGGGGATGTCGTACACGACGACGTGATGCGGCTCGCTGCTGTCGACCACGATCTCGACCATGCGCGGGTATTCGCCGTGCTGGAACTCGTAGCCGTCCTGGTACCACGCCCACTGCAGGTGATAGCCCAGCTTAAAGGCCTGCGAGCTGAACTGGATGGGCCGGCAGTCGCGGGCGGTCTTGAGCCCGACGATGACGGTCTTGCCGTCCACGCGGGTCACGAAATCGAGGCGACCCTTGCACGGTCCGACCGGCCATTCCCAGTACATCGCGACCTCAGCCACGCCGTCCACGAGGTACCGCATCGCCGCCGGGTTCGCCCGCACCGCAGCCGCCAAAACCGAGGCGTCGAGGTAATCGTTCTCGGTCACGATCATGCGACCGGCATTCGCCTCGACGAAGGCGTCCCAAGCCTTGCCACGGCGCGGCGACATCGACCCCGCCTCGGTGCGGCTCGTCCAGACCGCCACATCCCGCTCGAAGCGGTGCGGCTCCAAGGTCAGCAGGTGCGCGAGCGTGCCGAACGCCATCGAGTCGGACTCCTGCGCGTGCTGAAGCCGGTACTGGTACATCGACGGCGAGTGCCGCAGGTACTTGAGGCCGCTGATGTTGATGGCCTTGACGGCGCGGTAGTCGGTCTCGGCGGTCATACGTTGTCCCCCTGCTTGCGGATCTGCACACCGTCGCCGGTGCTCGTGATGATGAGGCCGGAGAACCGAAGCGCGTGCGCGAGCTCGCCGACGGTGACGCCGACCAGGCGGACGTCGGTAGGTGCCGTCACCCGCAGCCCCGGCAGCGTGTCGCGGTCGATGCCGACGGCGAGCGACAGGTTCTCGTAGAAGCGGTCGATGGGATCGGTCACGGCGTGGCCTCCTTCACCGGGTTAAGAAACTGGGCGAGGGTGGGCACCTGATGCGGCGCGAGGTACACGCGCGACTCGCCCTCGCTGTGCTGCTGCGCGAGCACGAGGTCGCCGTCGAAGTCCACCCAGACCCGCAGCTCGTAGCCGGGCTTAATGGAAAGCATCGGATCAGGGTCCGTGGCCGGTTCCGTGGCCGGTTCCACGCCGCTCATCGGGTGCTCCCCCAGCGCGACACCGACGGCGGGTCGGCGCGGTAGATCCGCGCGCGGCCGCGGGGCTCCGGCAGCCGCTCACGCTTGTCGGTCTGCCACTTCCACGGAGCCGGGCGCGTGAACATCCAGACGACGATGCCGCCGAAAAAGAGCGCCATGCCGAGCGTCACCACGGCGACGTAGACGATGTCGAGGGCGCTCATGCGGCCACCTGCTGCAACTGGCCTTGCTCGAGCCACGCGCGCAGCTGCTGGCGCATGTAGCCGATCTGGTCGCAGATCTCGACGACGCGGACGTCGGTGGTGAAGAACGCGTTGCCGCTGTGGTTAATGGTCAGCTGCAGCAGCTCGCGCGCGACCGCCTGATAGTAGTGGCCGCCGACGATGCAGACCTCGGAGAACGGCCGCCGGCCGCAGCTCGTGGCCTCGACGAGCATCGCCAGCGTCTCGGGCGTCACGCCGCGCGCGATGAGCTCACGGCCGCGCACGTTGTCCATCTTCCGGTTGTACCGGCAGATGGGAGCGGAGCCGGCGATCCAGCCGTGCTCGGCAGACAGCACGGTGACGTGCGCCAGCTCGCCAGTCGGGTCCGCAGCCTTGAGGGTCTGCCACACCGGCCCGACGTAGCGCTCAACGGCCGGCACCGGCAGCGCCTGCGAGGACTTCGTGGCCGAGCAGGCCATGATGAGGAGGCGGCTCATGCGGCCACCTGGGCGGCAGTCGCCTCGGCGACCGCAATCAACAGGTCGTTCCAAAGGTGGTCGGGAACCTCGGAGGTCTCCTCGAAGCCGAGCTCCATCAGCATCCCGCGCATGACGCGCGCGTCGTGATCGGTGGCATCGACGCCAATGAGCTCGGCGAACTGACCGTCGGTCGAAGTGCGAATGTTCATGTCTGTCCTCCAACAGAGCCCCGACACCGCGCCGGGGATGGGCATACCTTACGGAGCGCCGAATACCCCGTCAACCCCTAAACAGCAGATTTTCTCCGGCGACCACCCTGCGGACACTACGGAGCACCGATTGACACCCGGCGACCGTCTCGGCTACCGTGCCGCCCCATGAGCATCTGGCAGGACAAGATCAGCGCCCTCCGCACGATGGGCTTCACGCTCGCCGAAATCGGGCGCAATATCGGCCTCACCCCGCAGTCCGTCTGCGACCTCGAGGCCGGACGTTCAAAGGAACCGCGCGGCACCGCCGCACTCAAGCTCGACGCACTCTACCAACGCACCAGCAGAAAGCACCGGAGGGTCAGAAAATGAGCCGCACCGCTCTCGACATCATGATCGACGACGCATCCCACCGCATCGCCCAGGCGGAACGCCAAGGCCATATCGACAGCGCACGCCGCTGGCTGCGCCGCCTGCAGGAGCTCGTCGCGAAGCGCAACGCCCTGCGCACGCCCGCGCAGATCCGCGCCATCGAGACCCAGAAGGGGCTCGTGTGACCGCCGTGGAGTCCGCGCCGCAAGAGCTGCTCGTCACCTATACGATCTTCGACTCGGTCTACCCGGTCGATAAGACCGAGCGCGCCGATGTGGCATGGTCGGACTTCGTCGCGCGCGTGGTCGGTGCCCCGACCTACATCGACAAGAAGGCGTGTCCGCTCATCTCGATGGCCGAGTACGGCGACACAATCAGCGACAAGGGCAGCATCCGCCACGCCGCGAACGTGAAGCGGATCTATGGCGTCGAGGTCGACTACGACGGCGAGCAGATGCCGCTCGCACTCGCCGCCGCGAAGCTGCGCGCCGCGAACGTCCGCGCAGTGCTCTACACCAGCCCCAGCCACAAGCCCGAGGCCCCGCGCTGGCGCGTGCTGCTGCCGCTCCTCGATCCCGCAGTCCCAGGCGAACGCGAAGCCCTTGTCGGGCGCGCGAACCGCATCCTCGGAGGCGTGGCCTCGCGCGAGTCGTTCACGCTTTCGCAGTCGTTCTATATCGGGCGGGTCCGCGGCGTCGCCTACGAGACGGAAAGCACCGACGGCCGCTGCATCGACCAAGCCCTGCACATCGAGCCGCTGTTCCATACCTCAGCGACGAGCAGCGGCGAGACCCGTCGCGACCTTACGACCGACACGCAGCTGCGCGCCGCATTCGAGCGCGGCGAGGACCGCTACCAGGCGATGCTCAAGCTCTCGGCCCGCTGGGCCGCGCGCGGCATGGCCGAGGATGACATCGCAGCCGCCCTCGATGCGCTCTTCGCGGACGGCAACTCGTACAACGCCGACGGCATCGACCTGCGCGCGCGCGTCCCCGGCATCGCACGCAGCGCCTGGCAGAAGTTCGGCGACACCCGCGCCACCCGCAACGCCTACGCCATTCCCGAAGATGCCCCGGCAGACGAGCCGCCACCGTGGCTCGATACCAACGCCGAACCCGACGAGCCGCCCGGCTACGCCGTCGAGTTCAGCACCACCCAGCCCGAGCGCAAGCCGCTCGACTGGAAGGCGCTGCACTTCCAGACCCCGCCCGAGCGCGACTGGGTCATCCCGCACTGGCTCGGCTGCGGCTACGTCACCTTGCTCGCCGGCCCCGGTGGCGTCGGCAAGTCGCTCCTCGCCCAGCAGATCGCCTCGCACATCGCGACCGGCACGCCCTTCATCGAGCCGATCCCGAAGGCGCGCAAGGTGCTCGTCTGGGCGGGCGAGGACGATCACGACGAGGTCTGGCGCAGGCAGATGAACATCGCCGAGGTGATGGGCACGGACCTGACAGCCTACGACGACCTGATAATCGAGTCCTTCGCCGGCCGCTCGTGCACGCTCGTCGAAACGGTCTTCGGCACCATCCAGCCCACCAAGCTCATCGACGAGCTCGCCGAGCAGGTGGCGGACTACGGTGCAGAAGTCATCGTCCTCGACAACATCGCGCGCCTCTTCGGCGGCAACGAGAACGAGCGCCACCACGTCACCACCTTCGTCAACCTCGTCGCCGGCGCGTGCAACCGCTACCGGCCGACCGCCATCGTCCTCCTTGGCCACCCCGCCAAGAGTGAGGGCTCCGAGTGGGCCGGCAGCACCGCCTGGGAGGCCGCCGTCAGATCCCGGTGGTACTTCGGCCGCAACCTGCCCGACGCCAAGGACGACGAGCAGGGCGAGCCCGACCCCAACATCCGGCACCTTGCCCGCCGGAAATCGAATTACAGCGCCCTGGACGCCGTCCAGCTGCGGTACGACCCTATCCGGCACACCTTCGCCGTGGACGCCCCCAAGGCCGTCCTGGAGCGTTCCATGCACCCGGGGCGGGCGGAGATGCTGGTCCTCGATGCCATCCAGCAGCTCGCCAAGGCCGGCATCAGCACCTCCGACGAGAAACGCAACCCGGCCTTCCTGCCCCGCATCATGGTCGATCGGAAGATGGCGAAGCGCACCGACACCCCCGCCCTGACCGACGCCCTCTACCGCCTCCAGCAGTCCGGTCGGGTGGCACGGGACGTGGTCGGCAAGCACGCCAACCGGACCCCGAAATTCGGTCTCGTGGTGGCCGAGGATACCCCCCGATGAGCGCACAACGGTTCGCACAACGGATGCCCGAAAAGGCGCACAACGGTGCACAACCGTGCACACATCGTTCCCCCCCCTATAACCCCCCCCTACTGCAACCGTTGTGCAGGGGGAACGGTTGTGCACCTCGGTCGCGACAACCGACCCCCTCCCTGACGGGTCGGGGTGCGGTTGTGCGCCCTCATGGACGGGGGGCAGCATGACCAAGACCCCCACCCCCGAGGAGCGACGGGAACGGGTGCGCGCCCTGCTGCGGCGACTGTCACCCGGCACCCTCGAGTTCCTCGACCAGGCCAAGACCAGATTCCCATCGGCCAAGATGACCGCCCTCGAGGTCACCGAAGCCGACGGCACTACCCACCGGATCGCCGGCAAGGCGTCCACACCCCCCAAGGAGACCCCATGAGCTACGACAACACCAACACCGGAACCCTCGGCCGCAACGAGCGCAAGGAGAAGGACACCCACGCCGACTACCGCGGCTCCATCAACGTCGGCGGCGTCGAGTACTGGCTCGACGGCTGGATCAAGACCGCAGGCCCGAACGCCAAGACCCCGGGCTCGAAGTTCCTGTCCCTGCGCGTGAAGCCGAAGGACGCCGCTCCCGCTGCAGCCAAGCCGGCGCAGACCTCGACCGACGAGTTCAACGACGAGATCCCGTTCTGATGCTCAAGATCATCCGCAGCTGGGCGAGCCTGCTCGTGCTCTGCGCGAGCATCGGCATCGTCGTCGGCGTCATCGGCGGCACGGCGCTCATCGTCGCGCGCGGCATCGAGGCGCTCGCCCGATGAACTGGCGCGTCGACCGTGGCATCGGCGAGAAGCCGATCAGGCTCTGCCCGGTCTGCGGCGTGGAGTCGGTCGCGGGGAAGAAGTGCCGCTATCACGTCCACAGCGAGAAGCGCACCGAGTACCATGCGGCCTACTACCGCGCGAACCATGCGAAGCTGCGGCCAGTCGCAGCCGAGCGGATGCGCTACAACCGCGAACGCAACCGGGTGAAGCGTGACGTCATCCGCGCCCTCTGCGAGGGCATCGACCAAGGCAGACAGGAGGCCATGACCTGATGGGCGCATCGCAGCGACGAAAGGGCGCAGCCGGCGAGCGTGAACTCGCGCAGATCCTCAGCGCCGAGCTCGGCATCTGCGTCCAACGCAAGCTTGGTCAGGCGCGCGACGGAGGCTACGACCTCACCCAGACCGGACCCTTCACCTGGGAGGTCAAGCGCCGCAAGGGCATCGCGGTCCACGAGTGGGTCGAGCAGTGCGTCAAGGCTGCAGGGCCGCACGACATCCCCGTCGTGGCCTGCCGCGGCGATGGCAAGGAATGGCTCGTGGTCATGCGCCTCAGCGACGCGCTTCCGCTCATCCGTGGCGAGATCAGCGAGGCACCGATGGAGCCATGAAAAGCCGCGACGAATATTTCTGCCGAGGCCCTTGGGTGCTCGTCTCACGCGAGGCCTTCTTCTGGACCGGCGAGCGCAACGCCAGCGTCCCGCTCAACGCCTGGTGGACGCAGCACCTCAGCGAGGCCAAGCAGTTCCGCAGCGTCGCCGAGTGCTATCGCGCCGCGTCAGGGGTCAAGCGCCTTGCCTCTGCCCGCCCACGCCGACTCGACCGATGAGCGAGCTCGCCTTCACCCGCATGAAGCTCGCGCAGTGGGCTCGGTACTGCCGAGGCCGCGCGCGCACCGGGTACCCGACCTCGGCCGCCTTCACCCATGCCGGCGAGGGCGATCGCGCGCACGATGACCTCAGCGAGATGCCGCCAGACCTGAGCGAAATCGACCGCATTGTCGCTCACCTCGCCGAGCTGCATCGCTTGCCGCTCGTCACGTTCTACCTCAGCCGCGCCGCGCTCGAGGTCAAGGCCGCACGCCTGCGCATCAGTCGCCGCACGCTCATGCGCCGGGTCGCAACCGCCGAGCAGCAGGTTCACCTCGAGCTGGTGTCTTGCACCTGCCCAGAAAGTGTGCCATAAGGCGGCACAGTGGCCGGGCTACCGGCGACAGAATCGCGGCACGGCACACACACACAGGTCCCACACCTAGGCCGGAGACCGCGCCCTATGCGATACGACGTCCGCGCCGACCTGCGCGAAGCCATGCAGAAGCTCGAGGGACTGCGCAAAGACCAGATCCCGTTCGCTACTGCCTTCGCCCTCACGCAGACGGCCAAGGACAGCCAGACAAGGGTCCAGCGCGAGATGCGCTCGGTGTTCAACAACCCGACGCCCTACACGCTCGCAGGCCTCTTCGTGAAGCCCGCGACGAAGGCCCGGCTTACCTCGACCGTGAAGTTCAAGGACGAGTCGGCCAAGGGTGTCCCGGCCGACCGCTACATCACCGTCCAGGTCGAGGGCGGAGCACGTCGTACCAAGGGCTTCGAGGAGCTGCTCATCCGCAGCGGGGTCATGCCCCCGGGCTTCTACGCCGTGCCCACACGGGCGGCTCGACTGGACTCCTACGGCAACGTGCCGAGGGGTACGCTGAACGCCATCCTCTCGCAGCTGCAGGCCAGCCGAGACGTGCTGGCACGCGAGACCCCGGCCAGCAAGGCTCGAGCAGCCAAGCGCCGCAACCGCAGGACGAGCCGCTACTTCACGGCTTACCCCGGCCGAGCGAGGACCAAGCATCTGCCGCCCGGGATCTACGAGCGCGTCGGCTTCGGCTTCGGCTCGGCGATCCGGCCGGTGTTTCTGTTTGTGGAACGCGCCCCGGTATACAAGCCTCGGCTGCCGTTCTACCGCATCGTCGACGAGACGCTGCGGCTCAGGCTGGTGCCGAACTTCGAGCGCGCCTTCGAGCTGGCCGAGCGCACCATGCGGCCGGCGGCCTGATGTTGCGCCCCCGCCACGGCCTGCCGGGGTGTGGTGCCGACGCCACAGGGGGTGTGGCGCCCCCGCCACAGGTCACGGGTCCTCCTGGGAAGGGCGGGATGCGGGTAATTCGGACCCCGGTGTGATTGTAGCGCCAGTGAAACACTAGCCGCCTTCCCGAGAATGGAGCAGACCGCTTGAGCCGAGGCATCGCCGCCCTTTCGCAAATCCAAGCTGCCACGCTGCTCGGCGTGACGCCGCGAACGCTGCGCGATTGGGCTGATGCGCCGCGCAACGGTGACGGATCATACCCCGGGCCGGCGATCGTGAAGTATTGGGCCGAGCGAACTTTCGGCACCGGTGGTGCGGAATCGCACCCGACGCAGCGCGAACGGCTCGCGGCAGCGCAGGCCGAGAAGGTCGAGGCTGAGAACCGGGTGCGCCGCGGCGAGCTGGTGGAGATCGAGCAGACGGCGCAAGGATGGGATGACATCGTCCTGGCGACGCGCGCGAAGCTGCTGTCGCTGCCCACGAAGCTCGCCCCGCAGCTTGTGCGACAATCGGACCCCAATGCCATCAGCCGCGCCATCGCCGACGAAATCGACCACGCTCTCGCCGAACTTGCGCGCGAGGATGGCGCGGACGATGCGGCTCTTCGCACCACCGCCGAAACTGACGGTTTCGCAGTGGGCGGACCGGTACCGGAGGCTCAGTAGCGAGGCGTCGGCCGAGCCCGGCATCTGGCGCACCGACCGTGCGCCGTACCAGCGCGGGGTCATGGACGCCGTCGCGGACGACACGGTGCGCGAGATCTGGGTGATGAAGTCGGCGCAGGTCGGCTGGACCGAGATCCTCAACAACGTCATCGGCTACCACGTCGCGCAGGACCAAGCCCCGATGCTGCTGGTGCAGCCGACGCTCGAGATGGCGGAGGCCTGGTCTAAGGACCGCCTCGCGCCGATGGTGCGAGACACGCCGGCGCTGAGTGAGCTCATCGCCGACCCGCGCTCGCGGGACTCGGGGAACACGCTCCTCCACAAGAAATTCCCCGGCGGTCACCTGACCGTCGCGGGTGCGAATTCGCCGGCGGGGCTGGCGTCGCGGCCGATTCGCGTGGTGCTCTTCGACGAGGTGGACCGCTACCCGGCCTCTGCCGGCACGGAAGGCGACCCGGTGAGCTTGGGCAAGAAACGCACGGCGACCTTCTGGAACCGCAAGGTGTTGGCGGGATCGACGCCGACCATCAAGGGGTCGAGCCGCATCGAGGCGGGCTTCGAGTCGGGCGACCAGCGGTTGTACTTCGTGCCGTGCACGCACTGCGGCGAGATGCAGCGCCTCGTCTGGTCGCAGGTACGCTGGCCGGACGGTGACCCGGCGGCGGCGGCCTATGTGTGCGTCGCCTGCGGTGCCGAGCTCGGCGACGCTGACAAGGCCGAGATGCTGCGGGCGGGTGAGTGGCGGGCGACGCGGGAGAGCCGCGGCATCGCATCCTTCCACATCAGCGAGCTGTATTCGCCGTGGTCGACCTGGGGCGAGATGGCGGTGGCGTTCCTCGAGGCGAAGAAGCTGCCCGAAACGCTGCAGACGTGGATCAACACGTCGCTCGGCGAGACCTTCGAGGAGCGCGGCGACGGTGTTGCGGCGGTGGGCCTCGCCGCGCGGCGCGAGCCGTACACGGCGCAGTCGCTGCCCGGCGGCGCGCTGGTGCTGACCTGCGGCGTCGACGTGCAGGACGATCGCCTCGAGGCGTCGGTCTGGGCGTGGGGGCGCGACGAGGAGGCGTGGCTCGTCGAGCATCAAGTGCTTCCCGGTGATCCCGGCAGCGAGTCGCTGTGGGCTGACCTGGACGCATTTCTGAATCGGCCGAGGTCCCGCGAGGACGGGCGGCAGATGCTGATCGAGGCGACGTGCGTCGACTCGGGCGGCCACTTCACGCAGCAAGTGTACGGCTACTGTGCGCGGCGCAAGGCGCGGCGCATCTGGGCGGTGAAGGGTGCCGGCGGCTTTGGGCGGCTGGTGTTCCCGAAGCGTGCGGGGCGCGCCGGCAAGACGTCGGCGCAGCTCTACATCGTCGGCGTCGACACGGCAAAGGACGTGCTCTTCGGGCGGCTCAAGCGAGTCGTCGAGCCGGGCGCGGGCTATGTGCACTTCCCGGCCTCGGTCGACGACGTGTACTTCGACCAGCTGACCGCCGAAACGATGGTTTATCGGGTGGTGCAGGGTCGCCGGATGCGCTCCTTCAAGCCGAAGTCGGCCGGGGCGCGGACGGAGGCGCTCGACTGTTTCGTGTACGCCTACGCGGCCTTCGTCGGTCGCGGCGGTGGGAACGTGTTGACGGCGCGACGCGATCAGGTGGCGGCGGATGTCGCTGCGGTCGAGCCGGTCGTCGAGGACAAGACCGAAGCGGTGCCGGTTGCGCCGCGGCGAGTTCCGCTGCGTCGTCCGCCTCGAGGCGGCGGTGGTGGCGGGTGGATGAACGGTTGGCGCTGAATGCGCCGAGGTGATGCATGGCTGACAAGAAAATCTCAGCACTGACGGCGCTGACCGCGGCGAACGTCGCCCCGGCGACCGACGTGGTGCCCATCGTCGACACGAGCGCGACCGAGACCAAGAAGGTCACGGCGAAGGATCTCGTCGACGGCGCGCTCAACGGCGGCACCGCGAACGGCGTCCTCTACCTCAACGGGTCGAAGGCGGCGACGAGCGGGACGGCGTTGGTGTTTGACGGCACGAACCTCGGCATCGGGACAAATTCGCCTGCGAGCAAATTGGAATTGCGCGGCACCTTCGGCACGGCGACCACGGCTGCGACCATCAGCAACGACAGCGCGGCCTCTGCGAGCAACATCGCCCGCATGGACTTCCGGCTTGTCAACACCTTCGGCGGCTTGGAGCGGTCGGCGGCGATTTGGGGTTTGAACCCGAACGCTGCGGGCAACAACGGCGGCGCATTGGTGTTTGGTGTATCTGCAAACGGCACGGCGACCACGCCTTCCGAAGTGGCGCGGTTCGACCAAGCAGGCAACCTCGGCATCGGGACGAGTTCGCCTACGCGCAAACTGTTCGTCAACGGGTTTTCCAATCTTGGCGGCTCCACAAATTCTGTTCTCGTTGGCGACGGCACCTTTGCGGCGGGCACTGCATCTATCACGGCGGACAGCGGCGCGGCTTTGCAAATCGGCACCGCCGGAGCCAACGAAATGTCGCTGTTCCAGAACAACACGGCAATCGTGCGGCTTATCGGCGGGAACCTCGGGATGCGCACCAACTCATTTGGCACATCATCTAACGGCGTTATCGGCATCGCCAACGCCGTGACCGTGCCGACCGGAAACCCCACGGGCGGCGGCGTTCTCTATGTCGAGTCCGGCGCTCTCAAGTATCGCGGCAGCAGCGGCACCGTCACCACCATCGCGAACGCGTGAGGCATCCATGAACCCGATTTGGACCATCTCCGCGCTCGATGTCGAGCTGCAGCGCGGCCAGCTCGCCGATGTTGTCGTGGTCGCGCACTGGCGCTGCGGCGTCGTCGACGGCGAACACGCCGCCGAGGTCTACGGCTCGGTGGCACTCGACGCCCCGGTCTCCGGCAGCTTCTGCTCCTTCGCCAATCTCGAGGAATCGCAGGTCATCGAGTGGGTGAAGGCGAAGGTCGGCGCTGACGCGACCGAGGCCGCTGTCGCCGCGCAGCTCGCCGAGCGCAAGTCCCCCAAGATCATCAAGCCGGAGCTGCCGTGGAACACGAGCAAGGCCAAGCCCAACAAGCCGAAGTGACGCTGACCGTCGAGCTGCACGAGGCCGTCGCGCTCGTGAATATGCTCGGCGCGGTGCCGACGAGCCAAGGTGCATACCCGCTCTGGGCCAAGCTCCGCGACCAGGTGAAGCCGCTCTTGCCGCCGGACACCCCGGCATGAGGAATCATGGCTAACGTCTTCGACACCGCCAACTATCCGACCTCGGAGCCGACGCGGCTGCAGGCGGGCGACCGCTGGGCGTGGAAGCGGGTGGATCTGTCGGGCGACTACCCGACGGCGTCCTACTCGCTCTCGTACGTCGCGCGCCGCGACGGCACCGGCGAGCGCATCGCCATCACGGCTTCGGAGACGACCGAGGGCTATATCGTCGAGGTGGCCTCGACGGTGACGGCCGACTACGCGCCCGGCCGTTATCAGTGGTCGGCCTTCATCACTCGCACGAGCGACGGCGCACGCGCGGAGGTGGGCTACGGCTCCTTCGAGGTCGGCGCGAACCGTGCCACCTCGACCGACGACCCGCGCAGCTTCGCGCAGATTGCCCTCGACAACATCGAGGCCTACCTCAAGGACCCGAACAACCTTCAGGCGGCCTCGTACTCGGTCGCCGGCCGCAGCCTCAGCCGCTGGAACCGCGCCGATCTTCTGACCGAGCGCGACCGCATGAAGGCAGAGGTCAACCGCGAGAAGCAGGCCGAGAAGCTGCGCCAAGGCCTCGGCACGAATCAGACCATACGGGTGAGGTTCACACGGTGAAGCTGCTCGACTTCTTCCGCGGCAAGCCCGCGCCCCGTCGCCCCCGGCGCGCGTTCGACGCCGCCAACACCGGGCGGCTCTTCGCCGACTGGCTCACGCTGCCGAAGTCGGCAGACAGCGACATCCGCTACACCCTCAAGGCGATGCGGGCGCGCTCGCGCGACCTCGCGCAGAACAACGACTATGCCCGGCGGTATCTCGACCTCGTGGCCGTCAACGTCGTCGGTCCGAAGGGCATCACGCTGCAGGTCCGCGCGCGCGAGCCGAACGGCATCCTCGACCAGGTGGCGAACCAGCAGCTCGAGCGCGCCTTCTACGACTGGGGCAAGCCGATGAGCTGCACCGTCGATGGCCGCCTCAGCTGGGTCGACTGCCAGAAGGTCTTTATGGACTCGGTCGTGCGCGATGGCGAGTGCTTCGTGCTTTTCGTCGAGGACAACGCCAACCCCTACCGGTTCCGGCTTCAGTTCATCGACCCCGACCTCATCGACCAGGACAAGAACGACATCCTCTCGAACGGCAACCTCATCCGCATGGGTGTCGAGGTGACGCCCGAGGGTCGCCCGGTCGCCTACTACGTCAAGACTCGGCACCCCGACGACTACCAGACCGGGGCCGCCGCGCCGGTTCGCGAACAGCGAATCCCGGCCGAGCGCATGATCCACGCCTTCCGGCAGGACCGCATCGGTCAGACGCGCGGCACGCCTTGGACCACGACGGCCATGACCCGGCTGAAAATGCTGGGCGGGTACGAAGAGTCCGAGCTCGTGGCGGCGCGCATCTCGGCGTCGAAGATGGGCTTCTTCACGAGCGAGGCGGGCGACGACTACCAGGGCAACGGCGAGGACGGCGACGGCACCATCCGCATGGAGCTGCAGCCCGGCACGTTCGAGCAGCTGCCGGCGGGCGTCGAGTTCAAGCCCTTCGACCCGCAGCACCCGAGCACGGCCTTCCGCGACTTCGAGAAGGCCATGCTTCGCGGCATCGCGTCGGGCCTCGGGGTGTCCTACACCTCGCTCGCCAACGACCTCGAGGCCGTCAGCTACAGCTCCATCCGTCAGGGCCTGCTCGAGGAGCGCGACTTCTGGCGGACGGTGCAGTTCTGGATGATCGAGCACTTCTGCCAGCCGGTCTATGAGCGGTGGCTGCGTCAGGCGCTCGACGCCGGCGTGCTCAACCTGCCCGCCACCAAGTACTTCAAATTCCGCTCGACCCAGTGGGTGCCGCGCGGCTGGCAGTGGGTCGACCCCCGAAACGAGGCCGAGGCGCAGATCACGGCCATCAATGCGGGTTTGATGACCCGCACCCAGGCGCTGGCCGAGCGCGGCCTCGACATCGAGGACGTCTTGCGCGAGCGGCAGGCCGAGGACGAGATGATCGCCGAGTTCGACATCAACCTGACCGGCAACGCCCCGGCGCAGCCGGTGCCGGTGCCGCCCCCGGCGGCGGGGGGTGAGTGATGGCCGGCCGCTACGATTTCGCCTGCGAGCAGGGGGCGACCTTCTCGCGCATGGTGACCTACCAGGGCTCCGACGGCGTGGCCGTGAACCTCTCCGGCTACACGGCGCGAATGCAAGTGCGTGAGACGGCCGAGTCGGGCACGGTGCTGCTCAACCTCACGACCGAGAACGGCGGGATCGCCTTGGGCGGCTCGGCCGGCACGGTCACACTGACGGCGACCGCCACCCAGACGGCGGCGATCGCGGCGGGCGAGTGGGTGTACGACATCGAGCTGGTGAACGGTGCGACCGTGACGCGGCTCTTGCAGGGCTGCTTCGCGGTGGATGCGGAGGTGACGCGGTGACGCAGGTGCTCATCGACGAGTCGCTCCAGACGGTCGTGGTCGAGGAAACCGCGACGACGGTCATTGTCCGCGCGCCGGGCCCCGCTCCTGCGGGTGCCGGTGCCGGTACGGTCACGTCGGTCGACGCCTCGGGCGGCACGACCGGCCTGACCTTCAGCGGCGGCCCGGTGACGGGCGCAGGCACGCTGACGCTCGCAGGGACGCTCGCTGTGGCCTCTGGCGGCACGGGGGCGACGGATGCCGCCACCGCGCGCGGGAACCTCTCTGCGGCCGTCTCCGGCGCGAACAGCGACATCACGAGCATGACCGGCGTGACGGGCGGCATCGCCTCGCCCGACTTCATCACCTTCGACACCGGCGCGACGACCTCGGCGGCGGTTGGCCGGTTGCGGTGGGACTCGGCGAACGGCACGGCTCGCCTCGGGATGGTCGGCGGCAACGTCGAGTCGCAGCTCGGGCAGACCATCGACGCGCTGGTGCACAACGCCGAGGCGACCAGCCTGAGCAAGGGCGAGGTCGTCTACCTGTTCTCAGCGACCGGCGATCGCGCCTCGGTGAAGCGCGCCGCCAACACCGGGGACGCCACCTCTGCCAAGACCATCGGCGTCGTCGCTGAGTCGATCGCCGCCGGCCAGAACGGCCTGATTCGCTGCCAAGGCGTGCTCGACGGGCTCAACCTCGGCGCGTTCACGGCGGGCGACACGCTCTACCTGGGCGCAACGGCTGGCACGACGACGGCGACCAAGCCGGTCGCCCCGAACCATCTCGTCTACGTCGGCGTGGTCGAGCGCGCGAACCCCGGAAACGGCCAGCTTTACGTCCGAATCCAGAACGGCTACGAGCTCGGCGAGCTGCACGACGTGCTCATCACGAGCCCGGGCGCGGGTGCGGTGCTGTCCTACGACGCCACCGCCGGCCTGTGGAAGGACGCCACCATCGCGGGCGGTGCCGGCATCACGGTCACGAACGCTGACTCGTCGGTGACGGTTGCGACCTCGGGCGCGGTGACGAGCTCGGGCTTCACGATGACGACGGCGCGGCTTTTGGGCCGCACAACGGCGAGCACCGGGGCCATCGAGCAGATCACGGTCGGCTCGGGTCTCTCGCTCTCTGGCGGCACGCTGACGGCGACGGGTGGCGGCTCGGGCACGGTGACCTCGGTCGACGTGTCGGGCGGCACCACGGGCCTCACGACCTCGGGCGGCCCCGTCACCGGCGCGGGCACCATCACGATTGCCGGCACTCTTGCCGTCGGCAACGGTGGCACGGGTGCGACCACGCTCACGGGCATCGTCAAGGGCAACGGCACCAGCGCCTTCTCGGCTGCGGTGGCCGGCACGGATTTCCTCGCCCCGTTCGGCTCGCAGTCCCAGGCCTTCGTCTACGCTGCGCCATCGGGATCTGCGGGCACGCCGAGCTTCCGCGCGCTGGTGGCGTCTGACATCCCGACGCTGAACCAGAATACGACCGGCACCGCGGCGAACGTCACGGGCACGGTGGCCGTCGCCAATGGCGGCACCGGCGCGACGGATGCGGCGACGGCGCGGTCGAACCTGACGGCGCAGAAGACCATCACCTCCGGCACGGCCGCGCCTTCGGGTGGGTCGGACGGCGACATCTACCTGCAGTACACTTGAGCCCTATGGTCAAGCAACCTGCGATGGAATGGCGACCGGCTCTCGGCTCTTGGCTTCTCCGCGTGGAGTCGCCAGTGCCCGACTGGGTGGTCAAGAGGTGCGTGGATTTCATGCTCAAGATACAGGCGGCGCGGCGGACAGGGCTCACCCCCGGCGACACGCGCGATGACCTGGACGCGAGCGTGAAAGCCCTCAACGAGGGCAAGGTGAAGCAGTGGGCCGCCGGGCCGCAGATGGACGGCAGCGGTGAAATCGAAATATTCCGAGCCACCAAAGGCTCGGGCAAGATCATCACAGGAGTCTGACAATGGCTGAGACTTGGAGAGCAACTGGCGGCGCTATCGCCTACGCGTCGAGCAAAGATATGCTCAACGTGTTCAACGGCACCGGCTCGGCGCGCATCATCCGCGTGTACCGCTGCTACTGGTTCAATAATGGAACCACGGCGGTGACGGGTGTTCTCACGACCGCGCAGGTGCGCCGTATTACGGCGGCGTCTGGCGGCACGGCGGTGACCCCGGTCAAGCATGACACCAACAGCAGCGCCCTCAATGCGAACACGACCTGCGGCACCAACCAGACCACGACCGGCTCGGATATCTTCCGCCGGTTCCTGTTCGTCAACGAAGAGCCCATCGTCGGCGGTACCACGCAGGCCAACTGGCTGACGCTAATCCCGTTCGCCGAGATCTGGAATGCCGGCTACGGTGACACCAACGTCGAGCCGGTTGTCTGCCGCGCCACGCAGGGTCTGCAGCTGTTCCACAGCGGCTCTAGTGCGGTCGGTACGGCTGACCTCGAGATCGAGTTCACCGACGCGGCGTCGTGATTCATGGCGACGCTGCGGCACAAGACCTGCGGCCATGAGTGGGAGGTCGAGCAGGAGCTCGCCGACCGCATCTCGCACGACTTGAACGGCGGGGTCGGCGGGTATTCCCCGCCGATCACCTGCCCATCGTGCAAGGTGCAAGGGCGCTACACGCGCTTCGAGGTCGTGACGGAGACCCCGCCCGATGCCTGAAACCTACTACCTGCGGATGAACGCGGTGGACGTGCGGCCGCTCGAGGACGCGCTGCTCGCCATCGAGAACACGGCGACCGACGAGCGCGCCTACTTCGAGGTGGTGTCGTTGCGCGTGTCTCCGGCTGCGCCGTCGTCTGCGTTTTCCTCTGGCGCTACCGCGACCGGCCGCTCTGGTCTTTTCGGCCTGTATCGCGTGAGCGCCGTCACGGGCGGCGATACGGTCACGCCGATCAGGATGGACACGGCAGACTCCGCGCTGCCTTCGCAGGTGACGGTGGTCAACAACCCGAACAGCGTGACCACGACGGCGCTGTTCCGGCGCATCAACGACACGCCGAACTTTTCGACGCAGACGGCGACAGGCTTGGGCAGCCGCACCTACGGCGGCTCCCTAGTCACGCACCAGAAGTCGCACTTCTCGGATGTTTGGCGCGGCGGAGAGAGCGTGGACGTAGAGCCCATCATCCTCCGCGCCGGCGAGGGCATCGCACTCGTCCAGGAGGTGTTCGGCCTGCCGCATTCGATGATCGTCTCGGCGGTGGTCACGAACACGGCGACGGGCGCGACCTACGTCTGCCGCTCGACCGATGTCGGCACCGACCGTACGATCGGCGGGGCGCTGTACGCCATCATGAACGGAAGCGGCTCGGGCGTTACGCTCGCGGTCAAATTGATGTTCTTGCCGATGGACGGCGAGGCGACCCTTACGCCGCCGCTGCGCCTTTGCCGGATGGACGGTATCGCGCTTGACGGCGATGCCGTCACGCCTATAAGCCCCGACACGTCGAAGACCGCTCCGAGTAGCCTAAAGGTAACGAGCGGGCCGTTGCAGATTCGCTTGCCGGGCGAATGGCAGTCGGACTACTACACCTCGCATGGAAACGAATTCGCCGGCGCAGGCGCTAGCGTTGCGGCGTGGTTGCGCGTCAACCTCAACGCCGCGGTGTTCAGCCGAAAGACCTACACGAACGTCTTTCCCGACGTCGGCATCAGCAACGCCATCGGGTTCCAGTCCTCGACGATGGACGAATGCCTGATGTTTCAAGCCGCATCGGGCTCGGGCATCGTGGTCAAGCCTGGTCAAGGCTTGGCGCTGGTGTCTGGTCGAACCTCCGCGACGGGCGAGTTCCCGCTGCTTGGGGCGTCGTCGACGTTTCACAATTACGACATCGAGGCGACGATCCTCTACTACCCGCCCCCGGCCGCACCGAGCGGCGGCAACACCTACTCGAAGTCCCGCGTCGTCAACAGGATGTAACGCATGGTCAAGCAGAGCACCGCACGCAATCTGATGGTCTTCCTGACCGACTCGACCGACCACGTCACCGGCCTTGCCGGGGCGACGCTTTCGGTGTCGCTTTCCAAGAACGGCGCGGCCTTCTCGAGCATCTCGCCGACCGTCACCGAGCGCGGCAACGGGTGGTACAACATCGCGCTCACGAGCTCGCACACTGACACGCTCGGCGATCTGGTGCTGCGAGCAACGGCCTCTGGCGCTGACCCCATCGACCTGCGCGAGCTCGTCGTCGAGGCCGAGCTGCTCGTCAACGTGATGAAGATGAACTCGGCTACCGTCTACGGTGCCGGCGCGTCTGGCGACCTCTGGCGCGGCACGCCGTGAGTTTCTCGTCTTCCGCTTTCTCCACCTCGGCGTTCTCGACGTCGGCGTGGGATTTCCTCGCCGCGACGGCGTCGAAGCTCTGGATCAAGGTCTCGGGCACCTGGAAGGAGGCCACGACCCACATCAAGGTCGCCGGGACGTGGAAGGTCGCCACCCCGTTCATCAAGGTTTCCGGCACCTGGAAGTAGCCCGGCCGGGAATGTTTTGCATTTTCCAAACTGCCCCGATAGAAGGAGCGGCAAGATGGACACCATCGAAAAACGCAGCATCATCTCCATGACCGAGGACGAGTCCACCGTGACCATCGTCTTCTCGAAGGAGAGCGCAGAGCAGGAGAGCGAGGACGTGGCCGAGGAGGCCGCGCCGGACGCGCCTGCCGCCGAGGAGGCTGAAGCCGAGCGGAGCGCCGAGGCCGAGCCCGCCATCCCCGCTGAGGGCGTGCGCAAGGGTCCGTCCGCGCGGATGTTCCGCACCGGCACCATCGAGCTGCAGCCCTCCGACGCCGATGTGCGCCGGGTGGCGCTGGCCTTCAGCAGCGAGGCCGAGGTCGACCGCGGCTGGGGCATCGAGGTGCTCGACCACACCGCGCGCGCCCTCAACGCAAGCTTCATCGGCAGCGGGCGCGCCCCGCTGCTGCTCGAACATGACCCGACCGAGCAGATCGGCGTGGTCGAATCGATCTCCCTCGGAGCGGACCGGGTGGCCCGGGCCGTCGTGCGGTTTGGGAAAACCGCGCGAGCCGAGGAAATCCTGGCTGATGTGAAGGACGGTATCCGCTCGTCGGTGTCCGTCGGTTACATCATCGACGAGATGGTTCTGGACGGTGTGCGGGATGGCCGGGAGGTCTACCGCGCGACGAGCTGGACGCCGCTCGAAATCAGCATCGTGTCCATACCCGCCGACATGAGCGTCGGCGTCGGGCGCGCGCTGGAAGCATCCACGATCTCCACCACTTCCCCCAAGGAGTCCAAGACCATGTCCGATCAGAACGTCCCCGCGGCCGACCCGGCCGCCGCCGAGCGCAGCCGCGTCTCGGCCATCCTCGAGCTCGGCACGCGCCACAACCAGCGCGACTTCGCCGAGACCGCCGTGCGTGACGGTGCGAGCCTCGAGCAGTTCCGCGGTGCCCTTCTCGACAAGGTGGGCAGCAAGCCGCTCGCCACCGCCGAGATCGGCATGACCGAGAAGGAGAAGGGTCAGTTCAGCTTCGTGCGGGCGATCCGCGCGATGGCGAACCCGACCGACAAGGCGGCCGTCGCCGCCGCCCGCTTCGAGTTCGAGGCTTCCGAGGCGGCTGCCGCCAAGGAAGGCCGCGTCTCGCGCGGCATCACGGTCCCGATGGACGTGCTGATGAAGCGCGACATCCTGACGGGCACCGGCACGGGTACCGCGAAGGGCGGCAACCTCGTCGCGACCGACCTGCTCGCCGGGTCGTTCATCGACGTGCTCCGCTCCCGCATGGTGCTCAACGAGCTCGGCGCGACCTTCCTCACGGGCCTCCAGGGCAACGTCGCCATCCCGAAGAAGACGGCTCCGTCGAGCGTCGCCTGGGTCGCCGAGAACAGCGCCCCGTCGGAGTCGACGAACACCCCGAGCTTCGGCCAGGTCACGCTGTCGCCGAAGACCCTTGCGGGTTACGTCGACTTCAGCCGCCGCTTGATGCTGCAGTCCTCGCTCGACATCGAGACGCTGATCCGCAACGACCTTGCGACCACGATCGCGGTCGCGATGGACAACGCCGCGATCTCCGGCTCGGGCACCAACCGCCCGACCGGCGTGCTCAACACGTCCGGCATCGGCTCGGTCACCCTCGCCACCAACGGCGCGGTCCCGACCTGGCAGATGGTGGTCGACCTCGTGCGTGAGGTGGAGATCGACAACGCCCGCACGGGCGCTGCCGCGTTCCTCACGAACGCGCAGGTCAAGAGCCGCCTGGCGCGCACCCCGCGTCAGACCTCGGGCATCGAAGGCAACTTCATCCTCCAGCCGCCGTTCGACAACCTCTACGGCGAGCGTCTGGTGGTGTCGCAGCAGGTCCCGTCGAACCTGACGAAGGGCACGGGCACGAACCTCTCGGCGCTGATCTTCGGCGTCTGGAGCGACCTGCTCATCGGGCAGTGGAGCGGCATCGACCTGCTGGTCGACCCGTACACCGGCTCGAACGCGGCCACCGTGCGCGTCACGGCGTTCCACGACTGCGACTTCGCGGTCCGGTACCCCGAGTCGTTCGCGGAGTGCAACGAGATCATCACGACCTGAGCGTGATCGACCTCGCGGCGATCAGGGGCCGTCATCAGGGGCGACGAGCAGTCGTCCTTGGTGGCGGCCCCACCCTTTTAAGCGACCTGCGTGCGGTGCGTCCGCGGGTCGGTGCCACCGGTCTCTGGATCGGTGTGAACCAGCACGCTTTGCTTCTCAGCCTCGACTACATCGTCTTCCAGGACCGCGAGATTGCGCCGATCCTGCAGGGTCACGGCATCCCGCTCGTGACCCACCACAAGGATCTCGCCGACATCTGGTCGGGCATCGTCCCCGACTTCGGCTTTAGCGGTGGCACGGCGGTCTGGATTGCGGACTTCCTGGGCTGCGACGAGATCATCGTCTGCGGCTGCGATGCGTACACGGAATCGCGCCGGTATTGGCACAGCCCGCCGGGCTTCCGCGGCCTCGAGCTCGGGGTGACGGCCTCGACGGCGTGGCAGCAAGTGCGCGATTATATGGCGCGGCCGGAGATTGTCTCCGCGCCGTCTGGGTATCTGACCAAGGTGTTCCGCTCCTATGAAAATTGAGATCCTTCGCGGCCGAGCCTATCGCGGCACCTCGCTCGAGGTCGGCCGGGTGTATTCGGTCGACGCCAACTTCGCCGGCTGGATGGTGATGCGCGGCTTCGCCAAGCCATACGCCGAGCCCGAGGTGGTGGCGGCTGCAGAACCGGCGGCCGACGCGGCCAAGGTGAAGCGTGGACGCCCGGCTCGCTGAAATCGCCAAATACCGGCACGTCTACACGACGGATGCCAATTACCGCTGCTACGACGAGCGTCTGCGGCCGGTGACGGCTGCGCTCTACGGCCTCAAGGGGTCATTCCTCGACGTCGGCTGCGGCCGCGGCGAGCTGCTGCGCGAGGCTGATCGCCTCGGTCTTTCCCCGGTGATGGGTGCCGAAGCGGTGCCCGAGCTCTGCGGCGGCAACGTCGTCGAGGGGCAGATCCACGCGCTGCCGTTCAAGGATGGCCAGTTCGACCACGTCACCTGCATCGACGTGCTGGAGCATCTGCTCGAGGTCGACATCGTGCCTGGGCTCTTGGAGCTCGAGCGGGTGACGGCGAAGACGCTGCTCTTGGCCGCCGCCGATTACTCTTCGAAGTGGAACGGGGTCGAGATGCACCCCGCGGCGCGGCCGTATCACGAGTGGCAGCACCTCTTCAAGACGACCCTTTCCGGCCGCGTCGAGTGGGTCGGCAAGACTTCCACCTCCGAGATGTGGCGGGTGACCTATGGCCGTTGAGACCGAAGCCGACCGGCTGTCGATGCTGTCGCTGTCCGACTGGGGCAGCCGCGCGCGGTACCGGCGCGCCGGCCGGGTGTACGACATCATCGGCATCTTCGACGCACCCTTCGTGGCCGTCGGCGTGGCCGATGCTGACGTCGAATCCAGCCTGCCGACGTTCACCGTCTCGACGGCCTCGATGCCCTGCCGGGTCGGGCACGGCGACGCGCTCTTCATCGACGGCCGCGGCTACACCGTGCGAGGCTTCCAGCCCGACGGCACCGGGATGACGGTGCTGCGCATCGAGGTTGACCTCGACCTCGACTTCGACGAGCCCGCGAACATCGAGACCGAGGCCGGCGACAACCTCGTCACCGAGTCGAATATGTACCTCCTGCAGGAGGCCGCGTGAGCCACGCCCGCCGCACCATCCGCGACCGGGTCGTGCAGATCCTTGAGGCGGCCGAGGTCGCCCAGACGGTCTCTGCGTCGCGGGTGCACCCCCTGCCGGCGGACGTGCTGGCTGCGGCGCTGGTCTACGCCAACTCCGAGAGCGTGACCGGCACGACGCTCACCTACCCGCGCACCTACCATCGCGAGCTGCAGCTCGTGATCGAGGTGGTCTCGCGCGACACGCGGCACCTGGACGACCGTCTCGACAACCTCTGCGCCAATGTCGAGAACGCCATCGGGGCTGACCACACGCTCGGCGGGTTGGTGAAGGACTGCCAGCTGACCGACACGGCGCTGACGATGAGTTTTGACGGCGACGCTCCGATCGGGGCGGCGCGCATGGTGTACCGGACCCTTTACATGACCAGCGAGACCGATGCCGGGTCGGTCGTAGAGTAACCACAGGAGACAATCGAAATGGCGAACCATCACGGCAGCGAAGGCCTCGTCCGCGTCGGCACCAACACCGTCGCCGAGGTCACGGGCTTCAGCTTCACGGCATCGGCCGAGTACGCCGAGGACACCACCCTGAGCGACCTTGACAAGACCTACAACGTCACGGCGATCAAGTCGTGGACGGGGTCGGTCACGGCGTTCTGGGATGAGACCGACACCAGCGGTCAGGTGGCCCTCGTGCCGGGCGCGAACGTTTCGCTCGTGCTCGCCCCCGAGGGCGTCGGCGCGGGTGCGACCCGCTACAGCGGCAACGCGCTCATCACGGAGATCACCCGCAACGTGCAGCGCGGTGCCATCACCGAGATCACGTTTAACTTCCTCGGCAACGGCGCTCTCACGGTCGCGACCTCCTGATGGACTGGAAAGCGGCAGCGCGGGCGCAGTTCCAGGAGCGGCGCTCGGTCGACACGCTGGTCGAAATCCCGGTGCCGGAGTGGGGCATCTCGGTCTACTACTGGCCGGACATGACCCTCGCCGAGCGCCGGGAGATCTTCCTTTTCGCCAAGCAGGACGGGGACAAGACCATCCTCGACCTCGAGGCGATGGCGGTGACGGTGCAGGTGCGCGCGCGCGACAAGCACGGGGCCAAGCTCTTCGGCCGCGTCGAGCGCAAAGACCTGATGAACGAGTACGATCCTGACGTGCTCGTTCGCATCGTCACCGAGATGAACACCGGCGGGGTGAACATCGAGGACGCCGAAAAAAACTGAAAGAGGACACCTACCTTCGGGCGGTCTACGCGCTATCGCTCCGAATGGGTGTCCTGCCTGACGACATCTTCAACATGACCGAGCGCGACTTCGTGCACCTCTTGGCAGCCGCCAAGATGGAGCACGACGATCAGGAGGCATCGTGGCAAAGACAGAAGTCCAGATAACCGCAGTCGACAAGACGCAAGCGGCGATTCGCTCGGCCACGACCTCGCTGAAGACCATCGAGAAGACGGCCAAGGTGACGGGCAAGGCGATCAACCTCGCCTTCGGCCTGCTCACTGGCGGCGTGTTGGTGTCGGCGTTCGGCAAGCTGACCGAGGCGGCGAAGAAGACCGACGAGGGTCGCAAGGCGCTCGACGAGCTGTCCAAGACCCTGCGCGACCCGGCTTTGGTCGAAGCCGCCAACGCGCTTTCGGGCGCGCTGATCACCGGGTTCACCAAGGCGCTGCAGAAGGTATCGTCGTTCATCCAGTACACCCGCAACGAGCTGGTCAAACTGGGTGCAATCGAGGCTAGCGGTCTTGCCGGCCAGCGCGCACTTCTCGAGCAAGAAATTGCGGCAGCCTCTCGTGCGTCGACCGGGGTGGTGCCGGGCGGCGGCATGGATTTGAGCCCGCTCGAACGCGCGCGCATGATCGATGCCGCCAAAACGCTCAACCAAGAAGAAAAAAACCGCATCGCCTATCTGCGGCAAGCCCTTGCCATCGTAAACCAGCAGATCGAAGCCGAGCGTGCGCTGGCGATGGCGAAGGAGCCCGACGATCCGAAGAAGAAGAAAACCACCTCATCTCCTCGGGAGCGCGCCAAGAAGACGAAGGAGGATATCGACCGCTGGGCGATGATGACGATGGAGGACATCGAACCAACCTTCCAAGAGTTCGGCGAGGGTCTGGCCGATAGCCTCGTCGCCGGCCTCGACGCCCGCCTGCGCCCCCAGACTGGCCCCCTTGCCGAATTCGCCGCCGAGGCCGCCAGGCAGATGCAAGGCGTATTCGCGGACTTCCTCTTTGACCCGTTCGAGCAGGGTTTGAAGGGGATGGCGCGCGGCTTCGTCAACATCCTGCGCCGGATGCTGGCTGACCTGATGGCTCGGCAGCTACTGCTCAGTTTCTTCAACCTGTTCACCGGCGGCACGGGCATGGTGGCCAACATCGCCAACGCCGCCGCCCAAGGGCTGCAGGCGCGGGCGAACGGTGGCCCCGTCACCGGGAATAGCCCCTACCTCGTCGGCGAGCGCGGCCCTGAGCTCTTCGTGCCCTCCACCGGCGGCAGCATCGTCCCCAACCACAAAATGAGCGGCACGACCGTTTCCCCGGTCTACAACATCGACGCCCGGGGTGCGACAATGGAGCTGGCGCAGGCCCTGCCGGACATTCTGGCAGACAACAACCGGCGCATCTTCGACGAGCTTGATCGTCGTTACGGGATACGCGCATGACCGACTATGTGCTGCCGCCGGATCTTGTAGCCGCCGAGGTGAACTGGCAAATCCTCGACAACACGGCTGTCTTCTCGTCCGCCCTTTCCGGTGCCGTCCGCACGGTCAGCCGCCCCGGTAACCGCTGGGGCTGCCGGCTGCTCTTTCGCGCGCCCTCTCCTACCCGCCGGCATCGGTTGCTTGCGCTGCTGGCTGCCATGCGCGGGCGGTCGAATCGCCTCTGGCTGACCGATCCCGCCCACCAGCAGGCCGGCAGCCTCGCAAATGCCGAGCTGCTGTCCAACAATGCAGCCATCGCCGCGACCACCGGCTGGTCGTCGGACAATGCCGAGATGGTGCTCTCGGCCGACTCTCACTTGGGGCTGCGCCTGACCCGCACCGGCGTCACCGCCGATCGGTACGCCTTCCAGTCCGGCCTGACCACGGCGGCCTCGACGCCCTACGCCGTCCGCGCGCTTGTCAGCGCCGGCCGCGGTAACGTCAACCTCAAGGCCACCGCCGGAACGAGCCAGGGCGCGACCGGCCTCCTCAACGGCACCGCCATCACTTCGGCCGGGCGCATCGTCGAGACCTTCACGGCCTCGGGTACGACCTCCCACGTCAGCTTTTACGACCTCATCTCCGGCCGGGCGGCTGGTAATTTCCAGTTCCTCTCTCATGCGTCTGTGGCGCGCTGTGGGCTCGTGGCGGGCGGCAGCCAGACTGGCAGCGCCCTGCTGATTGACGGCCTTCCTGTGTCGTCTGCGGGGCTCCTGCGCGCGGGTGACTGGATGGAGGTCGGCGGCGAGCTGAAGCGGCTGACGGCCGACCTCAACACCGACTCGACCGGCACCGCCTACGCCCTCTTCGAGCCCGGGCTGCGCAACTCCCCCGCCGACAACGCCCCGGTCATCTTCCGCAACCCGATGGGGCGCTTCCTGCTGTCCGATGAGTCGGTCGGCTGGCGCACCACGCCGGGCATCATCAGCGACATCGAATTGACCCTAATCGAGGATCTCGGGTCGTGAGCCGCATCGTCGAGGCCTTGAACGCCGCCGAGGTGGACAAGGACTCCATCACAATGGTCGTGATGGTCGAGATCAATTACGACTCCGGTCCGATTCGCGTGCATGACGGCGTCGGCGAAATCCGCTTCGTTGAGTACCTGCTGCAGGAAGACGGCGACAACCTGCTCGCCGAGGACAACGACCTCCTCACCACCGAATCAAACATCCTGCCTTTTCTCGGCGTCGGCGAGCTCGGCACCATCGACTCAGTGGAAGAAAACGTCGAGGTCATCGCCCGCCAGATCACCCTTACGCTGTCCGGCGCGGATGCGTCGCTCCTGACGCCGGCGCTGTCTCAGCCCTACCAGAACCGCACCGTCACGGTGTACATCGGCTTTTTCAATGCCGTAAGCGGTAAGCTCGTGGCTACCCCCGAGGTAATCTGGGAAGGGCGCATCAATCAGCAGTCGGTTACCCTCAGCAAAGGCGAGGCGACGGTGTCCATGACCTGCGAGCACCGGCTGCGCCGCGAGCCGCGCGTCGCCCGCTACACCGACGCCGATCAGAAACAGGTTTTTCCGTTCGACGACTTCTTCAACCTCACGCACACCATCGAGGGCTTCGTCGGCAAGTGGGGCCAGCGAGATGTCGGCTTCGGCGGAGGCTTTACCAGGCCGGGCGGCTCAACCATCACGAGCAAGGTATGAGACTGCACGACTGGCACGAGCGGATGTGGCGCACCCTTGATGCGCACCAGAGCGTCGCCTTCGACTGGCAGACGGACAACTGCTGCCATTTCGCCTTTCGCGTTGCCGATGCCATGACCGGGCGCAGCACGGCCGCCGAGGTCGACGGTCTTTCGTGCGGGGACGGCAGCGCCGCCGCGCACCTCGAGCAGGTTGGCGGCCTCATCCCTGCCGTCTCCGTTTTCTGGGGCCTAGCCCAACACGGCCGCCCCGCGCGCGGCGACATCGTGGCCATCGAAACCCCGCACGGCCTCGCCGCCGGAATCTGGGTCGGTGACGGCGCGCTTGTGATGTCCGCCACCGGCCTCACGCGCTACCCGCGCGCGAACGTCGCCGCATTCTGGAGCGTCTAAGATGCCCCAAGCCCTTCCGCTCGTCGTCGCCGCCTCCGCCAAGGCCGCCGCTGCCGCTGCCGCCAAAGCTGCATTCTGGGCGGCGGTCAAGAAATTCGCCATCAAGGCGCTGATCAATATCGCGCTTGCCAAAGCGGCGATGATGCTCATCGGCAAACCAAAAATCAGCCGCCAGCCGCAAGATGTGGAGTATTCCGGCACGCTCGAGCCGCGCCGCATCGTCTATGGCGAGATGCTGGTGTCGGGAATGAACGCCATCCCGCCCTTGACGTCGGGCAACACCAACGACTTCCTCCATCAGGTCGCCGTGGTGGCAGGGCACGAGTGTCAGCAGCTGGGCACGGTCTACTTCAACCGCGAATCTGTCGGCACCATCACGGCCGTTACCGGCACTGCGGACGATGGCAAGATCACCACCGCGCGCTATGCCAACAAGGCATGGGTGCGTCGTTATGCGGGAACCGACGCGCAGACCGTCGACTTCAAGCTGACGACGGCATTCCCGTCGCGCTGGACGGTCAACCATCGCGGCCAGGGCGTCGCCTACGTCGCCATGACCTTCCAATACGACGAGGAGGTCTACCGCACCGGCCGCCCTGAGCTGACCATCTTGGTGCAGGGAAAGAAGGTATACGACCCGCGATTGGATTCAACGCGCCCGGGCGGATCTGGCACGCATCGCGTGGACACCCCCGCAACCTACGCCTACAGCACCAATCCCGCGCTCTGCCTTGCCGATTACCTCATCAGCACGCGCCTCGGTCTCGGCGAAGACACGGACCGCATCGACTGGGCGCTGGTTGCTGAGGCGGCAGACATCTGCGACGAGCTGGTAAACATCCCCGGCCCCGCCACTCAGAAGCGATACACCTGCAACGTCGTGCTCGACGCCACCGACCGCTTCGAGGACAACATCGAGGCGCTGGCTCAGGCTATGGCTGGCGTCTGCTACTACAGCGGCGGCCTCTGGCGGATGTACGCCGGCGCTTGGCGGACCCCGTCATTTACCATCGGCGTCGACGATCTGGTCGACGGCGGGGTGAAGCTCACGACCGCCTTGCCCTATAACCAGCGATACAACAGCGTCCGCGGCAGCTTCGTGAACCCGGCGCGCAACTGGCAAAAGGTCGAATTCCAAGGCGTCGTGAATCAGTCTTACGTCGCCTCGGACGGCGAGCAGGCGTGGCTCGACACCAACTTTGCGGCAACGACCAACGAGTATGAGGCGCAGCGCCACGCCATTCTGCTCAACCGCCGCTCGCGGCTCGTGCAGGCAGCGACGCTGCGCTGCAATATGTCGGCCTACGGCATCCGCCCCTTTGAGACCGGCACCGTCACCATCCCCGAGCTCGGCTGGGCGTCCAAGACCGTGCGCTGCGAAGGCTGGTCGTTCGATCCCAGCGGCTTCGTCGAATTGTCCATCCGCGAGGAAACCTCCGCCGACTGGAACGACCCGCTTTTGAGCGACTACACCGACCCCGGCAACATCAGCACCCCGACCCCGGCCGACTACACTCCGCAGCCGCCCACCGCGCTTACCGCAAAGGGCATCCAGTCGGCCATCGTCTTCACCTGGGGGCCCTCGCCGCAGTTCGCGCCCGATCAGGTCTACGAGCTGCACGAGCACACGAGCTCCACCCCGTTCTCGAGCGCGACCCGCATCTGGCGCGGCAACTCGACCTCGACGGTCATCGGCAAGAACGACCTCACGACCCGCTATTACTGGGTCTCCGTCGTGACGCCGGCCGGTATCCGTTCCACCACCGAACCGCCGAGCGTCGGCATCGGCGCAGCGGCCGACAGCATCCCGGGCAGCCTCACCGTGTCGGTGTCGCCGTCCTCGCTGCAGAAAACTGACACGGCCGCCTCGATTACGACCGCCACCGCTACCGTCACGGCTACCGGCGGCACTGCGCCATATACCTATGCCTGGACGCGCATTTCGGGATCGACGCTCATTTCGGCCAACTCCCCGGCGGCTGCGGCTTCGACCTTCACCGGATCGACGCTCGTGTCGGGAACTACCTACGACGCGACCTTCCGATGCACCGTGACCGATTCGGCTGGCACGCCTGCCGTGAAGACCATCGATGTAGCGGTATCAATCCGCCGAGAATCGATGCTGGCAAGCGCATCTCCGGCGACCCTCTATAAAACCGGCGACAGCGGCACCATCACGAGCAACAGCACCACCGTCACTCCCTCTGGCGGAACGTCACCCTACAGCTACTCGTGGACGAAGCAGGGCGGCGACACCCTCACCGTGACGAGCCCGACAGCCGCGACCACGACCTTTTCGACCAGCGGACTCAGCGAAGGCGAATTTGCCGCCGCGACCTACCGCTGCACGGTTACCGATTCCACGACGCCGACGGCGCTGACGGCGACCGCCGACGTCTCCATCACCCTTGAAAACCCGGCAGAGGGCGCCCCGCCATGACCGATATGAGATCCCCCAGCGAAACCCACGATCGCCGCTTGCGCGAGCTAGAGATCAAGTTCGCATCGCACGAGGCCGTCTGCGCCGAGCGGTACCGCGGCATCCGCGAGGATTTGGATCGGTTCAGCACCGTCGTCAGCCGGGTCGGCTTCGGGCTCATCGCCGGCATGGCGGGCATCCTCACCAAGCTGGTGTTCTTCCCGTGATCGAGCCGTACTGGGTGCAGAGCGCACGCCACTACATCGGCTTGCGCGAGATCCCCGGCGTCAAGACCGCCCCGACCCTTGCCCGGTGGCTCCGCGAGCTGCGGGCGTGGTGGGGCGATGACGAGACGCCCTGGTGCGGGGTCTTCGTCGCGGCCATGTTCCGCCAGGGTGGGCACAGCCTCCCGAAGCACTGGTACCGCGCGCGCGCGTGGCTCGACTGGGGGGTGCCCTGCAGCCCTGTCCCGGGCTGCGTCGTCGTCTTCAACGGCGGCCCAAAGCGGCCCGGCGCGGGCCATGTCGGCTTCCTCGTCGGCCGCGACGAACGCGGGCGGCTGATGGTGCTCGGCGGGAATCAAGGCAACTCCGTCAACGTGGCCCCTTTTGACCCCGCCCGGGTTCTGGGCTACCGTTGGCCCTCAAACACGGCCCCACCGGCCTCCACGACGCTCCCGCTGCTGGCTTCCAACGGCGCGCCGCCATCAATTCACGAAGCCTAGGAGAGAGAGACATGACCGCAGAACAGATCGCAGGCATCATCCGCGCCCTCGTGGCGGCCGTCGGCGGCTACTTCGTCGGCAAGGGCCTCGTCGACGCCAACACCGTCGCCGCAATCGGTGGCGCGCTCGCCACCCTCGCCACGGCCGTCTGGTCCGTGGTGTCGAAGAAGAAGGACTGAGCCGTGAGCGGGGCAACCCGCAAGGATAGAGGCGGCGGTGCCCGGGACCGGTACCGCCGCCTCGGCATCCCGCGCCGATTCAAGATGCACGGGCACGAAATCACCGTCCGCATCCTGCCGCTCTCGCGCTGGCCGCACACGAAGGGCGCGCTCGGCCTGTACGACCCGAAGCTGCACCGAATCGACGTGCGCAGCGACCAGCCCGACACCGCCATTCAGCAGACCTTCTGCCATGAGTTCGTGCACGCAGTGCTCGGCCAGATGGATCACAAGCTCTACGCCGACGAGGTCTTCGTGGACAACTTCGGCAGCCTGTTGCATCAGGCTCTAAGCTCTTTCCGCAACCGCTGAGGCACCATGCCGCTCACTGCGTCAGATCAGGAGTTCATCGCCGCGTGGCAGAGACTCAAGAAGGCTTCGGCAGTCTCCAAGGCACTCGACATCAACCTGCGCAGCGTCTACAGCCGCCGCCGCTCGATGGAGTCGAAGTACGGCATGGCGCTCGAGGCCATGAACCCGATCCGCGGCGCAAGCGACCGTAGCGCAGCCGGCCGCCGCGCCAACGCCCTCGCCGCCGAGCGCGCCGAGCGGTACGAGGGCGAGATGCACGACACCGTCGCGGACGGCGTGGTGCTGGTGGCCTCCGATTGCCACTACTGGCCCGGAGTCGTCACCGTCGCCCACGAGGCATTCTGCCGGCTCGCTAAATCGCTAAAACCTCGCATAATCGTGCTCAACGGCGACATCCTCGACGGCGCTCGCATCTCGAGACACCCGCGCATCATGTGGGAGCAGCAGCCGCAGCTCAAGGACGAGATCCACGCCGTGCAGGATCGGTGCGCCGAGATCGAGCGAGCGGCAGGCAAGG